GCATAGCCCTACCCCATCCGTGTCCTGCGGATAGGGATACCATGTTAGCTGGCGCGGCAAAGCGTTTCGCCACTAAACCTCCCACCCCTGAACTGTCTCTTTTGAAAGAGTATACAGAGTTCGTTGATCAGTGGTTGGAGAAGAACCTAGTCCCATTAACGCCAGATGTTGATACATCTGTTGAGACGTGGCTAAAAACAGCGAACTATCCCGATTGGCGCAAACAAGAATTGCAAGCTAAGTACGACAAATTAGCAACCATTTGGGACGATCCAAAATACACTTGGGTCAAGTCATTCATGAAGGATGAAGGGTATGCTTGTGAAGGTTTCAAGCAAGCCCGTGGAATAAATAGTAGGACTGATGAGTACAAGTGTGCCGTCGGTCCCATTTTCCACTTGATCGAAAAAGAGTTGTTTCAACACCCCGCTTTCATTAAGAAAGTTCCCGTTAAAGACCGGGCTGCCTACATCATGGATATGTTATACAGAGAAGGAGCTACTTATATGTGTACTGATTATACAGCATATGAGGCCCATTTCACAAGAATTATGATGCAGGCTGGGGAGTTTAGACTCTACAAGTATATGACCAAATTTCTCCCGGAAAAGAAAGACTTCGACAAGCACATGGACGAAGTTCTTTCCGGGACAAACCGACTCACTTTTAAGTTCTTCATAATGTGGATAGAAGCCACAAGGATGAGCGGTGAGATGTGCACTTCACTTGGAAATGGCTTTTCCAATCTGATGTCCTTCTTGTTCGCCTGTAAAAAAGCGGGTGGGGAGGGCAGATGCGTGGTTGAAGGAGATGATTGTGTGGGAGACCCAGGAGATGTCGTTCCCACAGCAGAGTTCTTTAAACGTATGGGCTTGACTATCAAACTAGAAAAAGTTGTTGATATAGCACGTGCGTCTTTCTGCGGATTAATCTTTGACCCGGTGGAGCTTCAAATAGTGACCGATCCCAAGAAGGTTCTCGCTTCTTTTGGGTGGACTTCTAATCGGTACGCAAAAGCTAAGCCCTCTAAATTCAAGGAGCTATTGAGATGTAAGGCCTTATCGTTGGCTTCTCAGTACCCGGCTTGTCCTATTGTTATGGAGCTTGCTCATTTCGCTTTGCGATTGACCAAGCGAACAATTATAAGTGCCAGTGTGTTTTGGCACCTTGATACATATCAGCGAGAGAGGCTTCTCCGAGACCATAGATGTAGAGTCACAAGTAGTGGCCTATATTTTTATGTAACTGACATCACGAAACAAGAGCCAGGACTGCGGTCCCGTGTCTTAGTTGAAGAGATGTATGGTATAACCATTGCTCAGCAGCACGAACTAGAGCATCAGTTGCAGTCCAAGGTCGCTTTAACCCCCATTGATGTTAATGTCCTAGACTTTCCAGAGTCGTGGTCACAATATTACCAATGGTATGCGCTGAACGTCCAATATCGTACGGATCGGTTGGACGATCCCGGAGCCCTTTGGGTGAAGCGCCCGGGATTCGTGAAGGAATGGTAGAGCCTTGAAGTTACCTGATCCGTATGTTATATGGGTCAACGCGATACTGCAGTGTGAACGCAGAAGCGGGGATATAGAGTCATGTCCTTCCATAATACTATGTAACCACGCCAACAGGAATGGATG